TATACACCAATCTAAACCATGTTGCTCCCCTGCTATTTGAATATCCATCTCACACCCATATTTTGCAACACCATATGGGTCTATTGGTTTTGGAACTTGAATCTCATCAAAAATTCCACCATCGCCATGTCCATATACTGCTAATGTTGAGGTAAATACCAATCTTTTAACATTGTGTTTAATACATTGATTTATAATTCTAGCAGTTGCAACTAAATTATTTTCATAATTGTATTGTCTTATAAATGGTGATAATCCTTCCGCCGCATATGCTGCAAAGTGGAATACATAATCAAACTTATGAACCTCAAAACAGTTTTCAATTGGATGGTCTACCAAATTCATTTGCCAAAATTCTACATTTGGATGAATATTTTCTTTATATCCACCACTCAAATCATCTATGCCGACCACTTTAATATCTGGATGATTTTCTACAATCCAATCTGCCAACCTACTACCCAATAAACCCGCAACGCCGGTGATTAATACTTTCATATTTTATAATTTTAAAAAATTTTCTACCGATATTATATTCATAAGTTTCCACTTATGTAAATTATAATATGTGTATGTTAAATAGTTTTCATCAGTTATATGTGGAATATTTGTTCCTGGTTTAATTAAACCACAACCTAAATCGGTATCTATTACTTTAATATCCAAATCAATTCTTTTTACTCTTAATTCCGCAATTGCCTTCCAAACATCACCCGTCCACACTCCACCATGGTCATCTCGTTGTTGCATATGTTCGGTAGTCGGTAAGCAATCGTGGCAAACTATTATGCCATTTTCTGATAAGTGTTTTAGTGAATTTTCTATATCTTTTAAAACTTGATCATTATGATGCAATCCATCAATAAATATAATATCATATTTTACATCATCTGAAATTGATTCGAAATACTCATCGGAAGTTCCAATGAATGTTACCGGTCCTCTCGGAAACGGGTCGATAGAAACTTTATGTTCTGTAAGTATTTTATCAAAATTGGATGTTGGATCTTGTGTTCCAACTTCCAAATATGATTTATACTCATATTTTTTAATCAAATGATTTATTAAATCCCATCTAAATAAATAACTCATAAGCTTTTATTAATTTATCCACTACTTGTGATTGTGTATAATTTTCTAATACTTTTTTCATTCCGTTGTGCGCAATTCTTTCCCTCTCCTCCTCATTATCCGTATAATAATTTATCTTTTCTATACAGTCAAACATATCATTATACAAAACTATTTCTTCACCTTCAACAAACACTTCGCCCAATCCTCTATTTTCAGGCAATCTATCTGTAATAACTAATTTACCACAGGCCATCCCTTCAAATATTCTTCTCGTAATTTCACCCCATCTACTATTTTGAATAACTACCAAACCACTATTAAGAAATTCCGTATGTTCTTTCGGTCCCATACCATTTTTATTTCCAATTGCACCCTCTCCCCATTTAGTCAAATAATCTAAAAACTCCGAACCACCCGGTCCTCTTGTTGTAACCGCTGTATATTTTGGTTCTAAATTTAATGGAAATTGAACAGTAGTATCCGCAAAGTGGTTTATCCAATCCGCATTTATACCTCTATTTCTATACTCAATTGCAGACTGTTTATCGGGTGTAATTGTGTAGTGAAACCGATTTGCTTTTGGATAGTTTCTTTCAAAATTCTGTGGATCATCTCCACTTTCTTGAATCCAAAATGCATTTGGTTTTAAATTTTTATCTAACCATTTAGAATCGAATCTACCCCAATCTAAAAACATAACAATATCGGTTGGTATATCTTGTTGAATCCATAATTGTAATTGAGAATCATCTCCATTTGGTATTGGAATGATATCAGTCTCCCATCCTCTTTTTATAAATTCATTACGAATTGCCAAAGGCATAGACCATTCTTCTCCTCTATAATCAAATATAAATGTTATTTTCATAACGTATCGTAATAATTATTTTGTTTTTCCTGTCTTTCAATTGTTTTTGGATGTCGGATACAATATACTTCATCTCCAGGAAATGATGTGTAATTTTCAAAACCAACTATCCTTTCATGTACCTTACCATTCCAACCAATGGTTTCCGAATTTTTATATATACGAGTCTGAACATCTGGGAAGTTCACCCACCCTTTTTCATTTACTCTCCAACCCCACTTTTGTATATGGTTTTCGGTTAACCCTTCTACCGTATTGATTCTAGGTACAACAATCATATCTTTATCAATATTGTTATCCAATATATCCTCCAAATTAACAATAAGATTTGGGTCTAAAAACTCATCTGCATCCAATTGGAATATCCACTCTCCATTACAATTTGAGTTAAGAAAGTTTTTCCATTGAGCAAAATCATTATTAAATTCCGATTCAATTAGTGTAATGTGATCGGAATTTGCTTGTAGTTCCAAATACTCTACCATTTCGGTTGGTGATTTTGGGGTATCTAATAACACCACTATTTCAGAATTTTCTCCTTTATAGTTTAATAACTGTGTAACTAATCTTATAATTTCTTCATGCTCATTACAAGCCGTAATTGCGTAACTTAATTTCATGTTTAACTATTTGTGTAATGCCAACTACCACTTTGCAAATTGTTATATGTAACAGATGAAACAAGGCCGGTTCCCGTAAGAACTCCGGTTCCACCGATACCAATCTGTACTCCCTTTGGTTCATCGCTTACTTTTTCTAATTCTTCTTTTAATCTATCCCATCCTTCTGGGGTAAGATTAAAATTGTGGCTTCCCGCAACAAATCCTTTTAACCAAATAACAAATTCTTTTGATGTCATAAATTATTGATTTCTTTTTTGTGATTTTGTATCTATTCCAACTACGTTTTTACTTTTTGGCGTCAATTCATTTACATCCATTGTTAGTTCTATTACCTTATTTAATCCACTTATCTTATATGTTCTATAAGATTCTTTTGTTATTGTAGGAACTTTACTAACAACTTTTTCATATATAGATTTCGCATTACCTCTCATTTGCAATCTCTCCGTCTCTTCGTTTATAAATTTACCAAAGAATCTTTTTATTACATTTGGATTTACATTTGATACTTTTACACAATGTATTATATCCTTTGCTTTTGATACAAATAATGTAAATACTATCGGTGCGGTTGTTTCTGTGAATCTCTTTTTATCACCATCAACATATTCATATTCCTTTATTAAGTAAAACTTACCTCTTACCATTTTTTCAGGAACAACTATATTTCTATCATCTATAGATTTTCTATATATGGGATTGTAATTACTCATTATTTATTCAACATTTTCAATTTTGGTAATTCTAATTTTTGAAACATCGGTTGTTTTTTGGTATAAACACCATACTTGCTCAAAATACCATCAAACAATTTAGTCATGTTTGATAAACTGAAGTTTTGTTTGTTTTGTTTACCCAATTGAAATGCTGCTATTTTATATTTTTCATAATTTTTATAAACATCCTTGATTTTAGTCAATGCTTTGGATATATTTACATTAAACCATTGTGATTCTTTTAATAAGAATTGGTCTGCTGCGGAATCGTGTACATTTTTTAGTTCACCCTCCAATAACACTGCTCCATCTTTTAAGAAGTCCAAGTGGCCACTCCAATTTGAAACTATTATAGGTTTGCCTGTTAAACTAAATTCTAACATAGGTCTACCAAATCCCTCTCCTTTTGTAAAGTTTATCATTGCTTTTACTTTCGGATGTTCATACAATCCATTCATTTGTGATTGTGTTAAATCACCATGTAATAAATATACCGAAACTTTACCATAATCTTCACCTAGAGTGTGTCTTATTTTTTTAACAAGTTCTTCTCTACCCATAACACTAAACCCTGCGGAAGATGTTTTCAAAATTAGTGCCGGTTTTACTTTTTCATTTTTAAAAGCAACGGCAAATGTTTTAATCATCATTCCGACATTTTTTCTATCTTCACCCAAATCACCTTTTAACCAATGCCCCACAAATAGAAATGCAAAATCTTCCTTTACTTCATCCAATTCGGAAATATTAGCAACAACATCCGTTCCAAAATCGTTTTCATCAAATCCTTCAAAAAGAACCTCAATTGGTCTTTCAATTCTATGTTGCTTAATAAGTTGCCCAGTATCTCTACTTGCTTCATTAAAAACTGTCGATGCGAGTATATTTTTTGAATGTTCGGATGGAACTATAATCATATCCATTCTATTACATCCCGCAATCCAATCTATGGAACAATGCGTAGTTTCAATACCAGCGGTTATTCCTATATTATAATATCCGATTTGTTGAAATTCATTCGGAACCGTAACTTGCATATAGATGTCTGGTTTTGATTTTACCTCTGGTATAATATTATCTACTATCCATTTATGAAATTCGTTATCATAATTAAGTGCATCCATCGGAGTCATCCCCCATCGAGTACTAATAATTTTTATGTCAAATTTGTCTAATTTATACAAAGAATGTAATAAATCTCTACTATGATCACCATATCCACTTCTAGTAGATACCGGTGCCTGAAATACTAATGTTGGTTTCATATTGTAACTAATTGATATTTTTTACGTGGTTTCCAATTTTTAAATGCATTTTCCATTCCATCTACCAATGATTGGCACATATATTCTCTACTCAAATTTCCCTCACCTAACATCCATTCTCTTCCTTTTAATCCTGCTTCTTTACGTTTTTCTCTACCCATGTCGTACCACTCTTTCAATAAGGGTGCCACATCTGCAAAATCTACTCTATCATCGAAAATGTATGGTGTTGGAACCGATCCCGTAGTTGATCTAACTGGCCATGTCGGTTTAACCCACTCTCCCCAAGTTACATTGTTCTTTTTAGATTTATCATGTAAAGAACCAATATCAACGTAATCATCTGCGGTAAATAGTTTACCTGTCTTTTTATTTCTAAATCCACATTGATCCTGCATGCCACCTGTAACATTTACGATTATAGGCGTACTTGCCATTACACTTTCCGCAGTTGCTAAACCAAACCCTTCATTGGATGCCAAGTTAATTGTAACATCTGCTAAATTATATAAATAATTTAATTCCGTTTCCGTATATCTGTTTGGTGCGAATATAATCTTTGCATCCGGCATTAAATGCTCTGCGGTTCTTGGTAAATCAGTACCATGTTCTTCTACCGGTGTTGTATGCATTAATAAACAAACCGAATCTCTTTTTTCCACAGGAAGAGATTTTCTAAACTCTTCAAACGCCAACATAACATCTATCGGTTGTTTTCTTCTAATATTTCTATTAGACCAATACAAAACAAATTCGTACTCTTTATCTCCGAATATACTTTTTTTGAATTCAGTAGGTACATCAACAGGTTTATAATCTTCGGAATTAATACCATGTGGAACATAACTCACTTGCCAATCTTGCAATTTATTCCAATATTCTTCTTTATCCCATGTACCAACTCTCTTAACAATACCATATGTTTGTTTAGAAATACATCCCAACCAATCACAACTTTCGTAATAATCTCTGTTATATTTTGGGTCTGGCAAATCATCCCAAATGTGATAGAAAAATAGGGGTACTGATTGGCGAATTTCATGCTCCATTTCATATAACCAAATCCAATATCTTGGGTCTGTAAAATGAAGGATTGCGTCAGGCCTTTCCGTCATAATTAATTGACGAATTATATCAGGATTACCATACCCATCAAATGGAATAATTCTTACGGATGCATCCTTTACACCCGTTCTATTCCTAACATCTTCACTTAAATCTAAAATTTTCCCATTGTCAGGATGCTTAATTGCTGCACCCAATTGAATCCAATCGTACTTGTCTACCGTTCCTAAAACTAATTGTTTAGAAACGTTTGCTATACCGCTGGCCATTCTTAAATCATCGGATAATAACAGAATTTTCTTTTTTGCCATAACTTATTTTATAATTTTAATCAATTTTTATAACTAATAGATTTTTTGCCGGTTCTAAAAGGAAAACTTCTCCTTTTAAAATGGTAATAATAGGACCAATATAATTTAAAACAGGTTCATAGTTTCCAGGAGTAATATCTTCAATAATATAATATCCACCTTTATTCACTCTATGCATTAAATTATATGCTGTTTTTATTTGAGATAGTGCATCGTGATCACCATCATCAATAATAATATCAAATGTAGAATCGCCCAAAGTCTTATTACATTCAATTCTATCTTGTGAATTAAATAGATATGTGGTTATTCTATCATCGGAAAATTGTGTATCTTCTTGTATATCACCGCCATATACCTGTGCATTTGGAAAATATTCTTGCCAAACTCTTAAAGATGCTCCTGGCATATATGATTCTAATCTGTTTGTTTTCCAATCATGCATTGAACTTTTTGCATCTGGAATAATTGTTCCCAATCCAATTTCTAATATACTCTTTACTTCCGATTTTATTGGTTCGAAAACGGTACTGTACGTATTTGTGTATCCACTTGCGTTTTTATCACTGCCGTACTTGTCAATCAATTCTACTAACATAACTTGTTTTAAATAATTATTATTGTTTTAATTTTTTCCGTCACAATGTTTACCTAAAAATTCACACCAATCACATAACTTGGATGGTTTTTTTGAATACTCAACATCGATACGATAATTACCATCGGTATCAAATACACTATCTACGAATTCCTTAAATCCATTCCACGCCTTATTAACCGAAGGTTTTCCATTTGCTGGCACATGCCTACTAATTCTATGCGTTGGAATATCCTCTCGTATCTGAACTTTTCGTTTTAGTATGATGAATTCAACATCAATCATATCCATTGATATGTTTAACATTTCAGAATAAAACTTCTTGTATAGTAATATCTGTGCATTTTTTACAGGATCCTTTTTTTGATAATCGCTCCAACCCCTAGTTGATGTTTTGAAATCCATTATTTTATAACGATTATTATAAGTATCTTTTGTAATCAAATCTATGAATCCCAAAAAATTTACGTTATCTGATATTTTTGTATTTATTGGTTGTTCAATTGCAACTAACTCATCATGTTTCAAAGAAAAAAACTTATTGAAGTTTTTAGATTTCTGAAACCAATCCAATAAAACATTTCCATCTTCTAAAAATTCAACAAGTTCTTCCTTTGTACATATATCAACTTCACCGTTGTTAGACTCTTTCAAATATAGTTGCCGCATTCTCTCTTTTAAGAAATGCTTTAAATCCATACTCTTATCTGCCTGCGATTTTGAAATCCTCAAACATATTTTCAGATATTCCTGCAATGTTTCATGCATTGCTGTTCCGAATACGGAATGTATATTTGATGTGGATTCCGATAACCCATCTATATATGCTAACTTATATTGCTGTGGGCATGTGCTCCACATACTATATTGTGAAAATGATACTCTTGCCATATATGTAATATAACTAAATTTTTTGTATTTATCAAATTTTTAATTTCAATTTAGTTATTTGTTTTTTATCTGTGCCATATTTTTCACAAATGTATTTGATATGCTCTCTACCTTCCCTGGTAGAGTATAGAACTTCAATATATTCTAATGATTCCTTTTCAGAACATTGGTAATCCTTTTTAATTAAATCAATTAAAAATTCTTCGTATTTATCTGCAGATTTACCTTTGATGTATTTCAAAAAATATTTACCCTTCGGAATTACACTTATATACAACTTATACATTTCCTTTGGTTCTAATGTTTGGGTCAAAGGAAGTAACGTTGCAATTAATTCAACCCATTCAGGTTTCATAGAAAGAAATCGGTTAATCATAAAATTACTCCACGATTTCAAATCTTCCTCTGAAAGTTTATCAAAATACTTTGGGTCTTGTTCTGCAGTTATTGCGGTAATATGGTCAAATATCTTTTTTGCAGCCACTATTAATCTAATTTAGATTCTTTTAATTCATCTGGTAACATATCATTCAATGGTTTACCACATTGTGTACAAAGAAATACCTGTATCGGAATAACGGTATCCATTGGTGATCCTGTTAGTATTCTTGATACTTTACGAAACTTCATTCCATCCATAAATGTATCGTTTCCACACTCACATAACATTTCTCTTGCATCTGTTAATTTAAAATTCGGTGGTAATTGTGGGCCACCCATCATATTCTGTTCCATTACTTTATAATATTTAAAATTTGAATAATTGTGCTCATAAACACTATCTCTTTATCTACAACTAACGCATCTTTCGATAAACCATCCGCAATAGTTAGTATAACATTTGCAGTATTACCACTTGCATAATCATCTACCTTGTCGTATAACATTGAATACATTTCCGAATAATCGTTTAGATGATTATCCGCAACCGCTTGTCTTATTTTCAAAAATAGATTTCTCTTATCATCATTTGATTTCAATAAATCTATTAACTTTGTTTGAAAATTACTTTCAACCATCACTTGGTGGTCTACTTTCAATTCTCCCTTTGCAGATTGTAGTTGACAAGTGTTTAAGATTCTACGAATGTCAGGATAATATGAATTAATAATATCCGCTACATTCTTAATGTCGTATTTAATCTTTTCTGTATCCAATATCTTCGATACTTGCACCGCCACATCTTTTTTAGTTGGAGGTGTGATTGCGAAGGATTGACATCTACTTTGGATAGGGTCAATAATCTTCTCAATGTAGTTACACGTCAAAATGAATCTACAATGCTTACTGAATGTTTCCATCAAGTTACGAAGGATTGCCTGTGCGTTTGGGGTCATATAATCAAACTCATCAAGGATAATAACTTTGAATCCTGCGAAACCTACCGAAGATGCAAAGTTTTTTACTTTATTTCTTACCGTGTCCACATTGTTTTCATCCGATGCATTGATAATCATATGGTCACATTTAATTGTGTTTACAATAAGTTTTGCAAGGGTCGTTTTACCCGTACCAGCTTTACCATAAAACAATAGATGTGGAATATCATTTGTATCCAAATATTGTTGGATTGTTTCCTTTACTTGCTCATTACCAACATAATCAGCAAGAGTTTGTGGGCGGTATTTCTCCACCCACAATGTATGTTCTCTTTTACTTATATCATTTGCGAAAAAACTCATATTATATTCCAGTTGAACCGAATCCGCCTTTGCCTCTTTCGGTGTTAGATAATTCATCTGCTTCTACAAATTCGACTTGAGGATATGGTAGAATTACAATTTGCGCACCTCTATCACCAATTTCATATAAGTGTGTACCCAATTTTTTAAATGTAGCTTGAAGTTCGCCTCTATACCCACTATCGATTACACCAACTGAATTGGTCAAAAGCAAATCATACTTTCTTATTGATGACCTAGGAAATATTAGTCCCAAATATCCTTCAGGTATTTCCATAGATAATCCAAAACCATAAGTTATATCTTCTTTATTTTCATTTATAATAGATGTAATAACTAAATCCATACCGGCATCACCAATTTTTGCATAATTGGGAGTCACCGCTTTTGGATGCATCTTCTTAAGCTTTACTAACATTGCCATAGTTTGACCCATTTTTTCTTTCTGTTTTTGTTTCTTCTGAAATCTCTCTTGGAAAAATTCTAAAAACCATTCCGTTTTGTTGGAATGTCAATGATT